TTGGCGAGGGCTTTGTGATCGTCAACTACAACAACGCGACGCCGACCACGTCGCTGAGCTTTGCGACCGACTACAGCGGCAATCCGGCCGCGCTGGTCGTAACCGCGGCGAAGCCTGCGAGCGGCAAGAGCACGCTGACCGTGACCGGCAACACCGGCAGCAAGCTCAAGTACATGGTCGCCGGCGTGCCCGTCAGTGTGGCCAAGGGCGCGGCCCTGGGCGAGAGCTGGCAGGATGTGCCTGCGGACAAGGGCGTTGCCGCGGCGAGCGGCAACTATGTCACCGTGTGTGACGTGGACGCCAGCGGCCGCGTGATCGGCATCGGTGCGGCACTGGTCGCCACGACCTGATGAGAGAGGAGGCCGCGAACGATGATGACAGACGAGGATAAGCTCAAAATGCTTGAGGCCGAGCTTGACATGCGCCACGCCGACGAAAAGCGCGAGGCGCAGCTCAGGCAGCTGCTCACCGTCGCGGCCTCCCGCATTGCGCGGTACGGGATCACGCTGCGGGACGATCTGGACGACACGCAGCTCCAGGTGAGCATGGCGGCGTGGATCTACCGCAGGCGCAACCAGAGCGCGGGGCCGGCACTGCCGGCCTATCTGCGCATGGATCTCCACGACCGCCTGATTCAGGAGAAAGGCGGGGAAAGCGATGGCTGAGGCCTATACGTTTTCGGACGTCGTGACGCTGATCCGCGAGGTCGAGACCGGATACGACGAGATCGGCCGCGTGCAGACCACGGAGCAGACGAGCGAGAGCTATGCCGAGATCCGCAGCGTGGGCTCGCAGGAGACCTATAACGCGCAGGCGATCGGCCTTGCACCGGAGCTGAAGATCATCCTGCCGAGCTTTGCGGATGACTACCACGACGAGAAGCTGGTGGAATATCTTGAGCGGCGCTATCACATCCTGCGCGTCTACAAGGCAAACGACGGCACGTGCGAGCTGACGGTCGGGCAGATGAAAGGGCCGGTGTCCGATTCCGACACCGCATGGAGGGAACGCTGATGACGCTGGATGATCTCATCATCAAGACCGTGTCGCCGGTGGTCAAGCCGGTCGTAGCGAATCTCTACACCGGCGAGAGCGTGAGCTACTGCACGTTCAACTACTCGGAATTTCCGGAGGGGATCGGCGACAACGCCGCGCATCTGATGCGGGCGGCGGTGCAGGTGCATTACTTCGCGCCGCTCAGGGAGTCGACGATCAAAACGCGGCACGCGCTGCGCGACGCAATCGCGGCGGTGGACGAATTCACCCTGCCGGGCATCGAAAACGCCACGGACGAGACGGGACAGCACTACGTGCTGGAGTTTGACGCCGTGGGGCGCTGGGAGGCAGAGGACGATGGCTAAGGTCGAGTTTTCCGGCATTGAGCAGCTGGAGCTTTCATTTGCCGAGGTCGCCAAGCTGCCAGACGAGGTGGTCGACGCGATGCTGGATGCACGCGCCGACGTCGTTGTGGCGGCGCAGCGGCAGGCTGCGGAGCGGATGCTCAAAGGCCCCTATGACACCGGCGAGACCGCACGGTCGATCAAAAAAGGCAAGCCAAAGCTGCGGGACGGCCAGCGCGTCCTATATGTGACGCCGACCGGCAGCCGCAAGCGCGGCAAGGCAAAGGCCGTGCGCAACGCCGAGATCGCATTTATCAACGAGTACGGCACGCGGAAGATCCCCGCGCGCAATTTTATCCGGACCGCGAACGAATCGTGCGCGGACGCCGCGGTGGCGGCGGAATATGAAGTATACAACCGTTTTCTCACGGAAAAAGGGTTGTAGGAAAGGACTACCATGCAGTACGGAGCAAAAATGATCCAGTGGGCGCCGTTTGCCGCGACGGATCCCGAGACGGCAAGTGCAGCGCCCAAGTACGGCACGCCGGTCAACCTCGGCGCGCTGAACGCGGTGACGGAGACAATCAACTTCAACCGCGTGAGCGCTTACGGCGACAACGTCAAAAAGGTCGAAGTCGTGGAATTCCGCGACGGATCGCTCGCCGTGCAGACGCTCTATCTCTCCAACGCCAACGCGGCGGCATTAACCGGCGCAGATCTGGGCACGTCGGACGGCGACAAAGACCTCAAGTTTGGCAGCAACGATCTGGCCCCTTATGGCGGTTTGGCGTTTTACACCAACCACATGAAGGACGACGGCTCGAAGTACTACCAGGGCGTTTACTACCCCAAGGTCAAGGCCAACATGGAGGGCGAGGCGTACAACACCAAGGGCGAGAGCATCACGCTCACCAATGCGAGCCTTACCTTCGAGGTCTTCGAGGCCATGTTTGGCAAATACAAGATCAAGAGCGAGGAATTTGACACCGAGGCAAAGGCCGCGGCGTGGGTCAACGAAAAAATCAAGGCCGCAGCGGGCGGCTGAGGAGCGAAGAGACGCGGCACCCGCTGCGTCTCTTCTTCGTTTGGAGGAAGATATGAAGACGATCCCCTATGAATTGAACGGGCACACGTTTTATCTGTGCCTGAACGGACAGGCGCTTTTTGACGCCTACGATAAATTTGGCTACGAGGGTTTTCTCACGAAGCACATCGAGGGCCAGAACAAGCAGAGCTTTGAAAATACGTGCTGGCTGCTCGCGAAGCTCGCCGAGCAGGGCGAGCTGGTGCGGCGGTGGCAGGGGCTTGACCGCGGGCCGATCGCGCCGGAGCAGTATTTTCGCGCGAATCTCAGGCCGCTGGAGGTCTCGGACGCGAAAAAGGCGATCCGCGAGGCCATTGCGCTGGGATTTGCCCGCGAGGAGGAAGAAAAGCGCGAGCGCGACCTCTTCTTGGAAGAATTGCAAAAAAAAACGAAAGAAATAACGTGACGCGCGTATGGTGGCTGGATCTGACGACGCAATTTCTCCGGCTGAGCGTCCGCGAGGGGATGCTGCTGACGGTCGGGCAGGTGCTCGACTTGCAGGAGCTTGAGATCAGGCGGCGCGGGCTGCGCAGAGAGGAGGATGAGACGTAAATGGCGACGAGGACGATCACAACGCGGCTGGCGATCGAGGGCGAAACCGAATTCAAGCGTTCGATGTCGAGCGCAAACAGCGAGCTGAAGACGCTGCGGAGCGAGATGAGCCTTGCCGACGCGGAATTCAAGGGCCAGGCGAACACGATGGATGCCCTGACTAAGAAAAATGAGCTGCTGCGCCGCGCGCAGGAGCAGCAAACCGAAAAGGTCAAGGCCCTGGAACAGGCCGTGGAGGACGCCGCAGAGGCCTACGGCGAGAATGACAAGCGCACGGACAACTACCGCCAGCAGCTCAACCGGGCAAAAAAAGAACTCATCGACATGAACGAGGCGCTGGATGACAACGAGAAGTATCTCGACGAGGCGCGCAAGAGCGCCGACAAGTGCGCAAAGTCCATCGACGAGTTTGGCAAGGAGACCGGCGACGCGCAGAGCGGCATCGAGAAGTTTACGGACGTGCTGAAGAACGGTTTTTCCAGCATGGGCGGCAAGGGCGGCGACCTGCTGACGATGCTCACCAACCTAAAGGGCGCGTTGGTCGGCGGCGCGATCGTCGGCGGGCTGAAAGCTGTGAGCGACTCCATTATTGGCGTGGTCGAGGATACGGCAGAATACCGCAAGATCATGGGCACGCTGGAAACCAGCTCGAAAGAGGCCGGTTATACAGCATACCAGACCAGCGAGGCTTATGACCGCCTCAACGGTGTGCTGGGTGACTCGCAGACGGCGGCGACGACCGTGGCCAACTTGCAGGCCATCGGGCTGGAGCAGAGCGACCTGATGACGCTGATCGACGCGACGACCGGCGCGTGGGCCACCTACGGAGACAGCATCCCGATCGACGGCCTGTCTGAGGCCATCAATGAGACCATCCAGACCGGCGCGGTGACGGGTACCTTTGCCGACGTACTCAACTGGGCGGGCGAGAGCGAGGACGATTTCAATGCGAAGCTCGAAAAGGCGAATACTTCGTCCGAGCGAGCGCAGATCGTGCTCAATCAGCTTTCCAAGCAGAACCTGCCGCAGGCCGGTAAGGCTTGGCGAGACGCCAACGAAGACCTGATCGAGTACAACGAGGCGCAGGGCGAGCTGGACGAGGCGATGGGCCGCTTGGGCGAAGCGCTCGCGCCGGTGGCGTCCAAGCTGAAAAGCGTGTTTGCAGGCGCGGTGAACATCGCGGCTGACGCCGTGACCAAGCTGATCGGTTTTGTCAACAGCGCGATCGACGCCTTTAAGAAGCTCGCCGGCGTGCAGGAAAAGCAGCAGACGACCATCACCAAGGGGCAGAAGACCACGAGCAAGACGACGTCAACCGTGCGTCAGTACGCCAACGGCCTTGATTACGTGCCGTATGACGGATATCCGGCCATCCTGCACGAGGGCGAGCGCGTGCTGACGCGGCGCGAGGCAGACGATTACCGCAGCGACCGCGGCAGCAGCAAGCCGGCTGACATCGTCATCAACCTGACGACCACGCTGGACGGCAAGGCCGTGAGCAAGGCGGTGACGCGGTACCAGCAGCAAGACCAGAGGGCAAGGCAATGAAGAATTTTACTTTTCAGATCAACGGCAACGACCGCACGGCGCTTTTCAACCAGTACGGATTTTCCGCGGGCATCACGCCGGTGTACAGCGACGAGGTCGTGACGATGGACAAAAAGCGGCACAGCACGGTGATCCGCTGGCAGAGCTGGTGCAGCGCGCAGCTCAACGACATCACCGACGCAGAGGTGGCGGCACTGGCCGCAGATCTGCGCGGCGCGACGCTGAGCGTGACCTACGAAAACCCCGCGCTCGGCAGCACGCCGGTGACGCAGGACATGACCGTGGACGGGCTGGAGCTCGCGTATCTGCTGCGCGACCAGACGGGCCGGTATTGGAGCGGCAAGACGCTCAGCTTTACGCAGAGGTGAGGGCATGCACAGTGTAAGCGATTTATGGCGGACGCTGCTTGCAAGCCCAGGGCACCGCAAAGAGGTCAAGCTCGTGATCGCGGGCGTCACCTACGGCGAGGACAAGATCGTGGAGGGCTCGCTGCGGATCGACGGTGGGCTATACTCCGAGTTTGGCATCGGCAACTGCTGCGCGCGGCAGATCGATTTTGAGATTTACCCGCAGGGTACAATCCCACGGCAGGCGAAAATTGAGGTGTATGTGAGGCTGGTACTCGGCGAGCAGGTGAGCGAGTGGATCCCGAAGGGCGTGTTTTTCTTCTCCACGCGCAAAACTGACCGGAGCACGGGCGTTTTGAGCGTGCATGGGTATGACGCGATGCTCAAGGCGGAGGAGACGTGGCTTGACGAGACGTACGACGCCGAAAATTGGCCGATGCCAGCGGCAACAGCGGTTGCTGATATCGCGGCGCGCATGGGCGTCCAGGTGGACAGCCGCACGGCGCTCGACGCGGCGTTTCCGATGCAGTATCCCGTGGACGACGAGGGCGATATGACGATGCGCGAGGCGCTGGGACGCATTGCGGTCGCCAACGCGGGTAACTGGATCATTACAGACGATGGGAAGCTGCTGCTGGTGGGTCTCAACTCCATACCGGAGGAGACCAACTATCTGGTAACAGAGACCGGCAGCGCCATCACCTTCGGCGGCGTGCGCATCCTCGTGTAAGGAGGGCAACATGGACAAAACCTATTTGGGGCGGCGGCTGGCGGAGTTTTCCCCGGGTATCGCGTCGCAGCCCATTACAAAGGTCGAGCTGCTCGATGAAAACGGCGACGTGGTCGCGGTGTCCGGATCGGACACCGGACGGACGTTGACGGCTTTGCAGCCGGACGGCACGGATGCGATGGCGGCGGCGATCCTCGCCAAAGTCTCCGGCTATACTCACGTCGGCTATGAGGGCAGCTCGGCACTGCTCGATCCTGCGGTGGAGCTGGGCGACGCGGTGACGGTGGACGGGTTTTACGTTCCGCTCGTTGCGCTGGATATGACGTTCGACCCTCTGCTTTCGCCGGACATCTCCGCGCCGGATGCAGACGAGATCGACGACGAGTATCCCTACAAGTCGCCGACGCAGCGGCAGATCGAGCGCAACATGGCTAAGGCACGGTCGCTGATCACCAAGACCAGCGAGGAGATCATGTTCAAGGTCGAGGGGCTGGACGGCAAGTACACGGAGGTCAAGACCACGCTGGACGGCCTGACGGTGACGGACGCGAGCGGCACGACGCTCATCAACGGCAGCAGCATCAAGACGGACAATCTGTACGTCGCTGCGGCGAACATCACCGGCACGCTCAAGGCAAGCCAAATCCAAGCAAGCAGTATTAGCGTCGGCGACCTCAAAGACGGATCAAATTACGCGACTAAGACCTACGTCGACGACAACGCTGGCCTGAGCGAGAGCGAGGTCAACAGTGCTATCGAGACGTACATCGACGAGACGAGCATCACGGCGGAAAAGCTGCGCGGGCGCTACGTCCAGCTTTTGGCGAGCAGCAACAGCCAAGTCGGACAACTCGGCATTGAGTACACGACGACCGGCTACGGCGTGAGCATCAAGACTAGCGTCGGCGGCATCCAGCTTGTTTCAGGCGGTAATGTGTACCTCGCTGCCAGCGCTGACAACGGCGCGTTTATCACGGTTGCTGACGATTACATTACGCTTGGCGGCGGCAGACTGCTGATAGGCTCTAATGTGTACGGGACGAGCTTGCCGTCTAATCCGCGGTACGGTCAACTGTTCTTCCTTTTGAAGTGAGGTGACGCATGGCAAGTTTTTATTGCAGCGTCACGCCTGTGGACGGGGACGGGACAAAGCTTGAAGTTTATGCCAGATTCTCAGGTGGCGCGAGCGATTATAGCTATGACCGACTTATCGATATCCGCGTCATCGGTGTAGGAACATTCGAATTTACGTCAAACGAGACAGGCGGCGGCACAAGCACATTCTCCGGCTATATCACGGGGCTTTCTCCGGGCGAAGAATATGAGTGGGTGTGCAATCTGTACTACTGGAACGGCGATTGGGCAGTATCCGATTACAGCGATGAGGGCACAGCCACGACGTATAGCGACAGCTCAAGCAATGTTGTGTATATCTACACCAACGGCTGGAACGCGTATGTCCCGTATATCTACACCGGCAGTTGGGAGCCGTATGACGCATACATTTACACCGGCAGCTGGGATGTATCAGGATAGGAGTGATAATGATGGACAAAAACAAACTGCGTGAGCAGATCAACGGCGCATATGCCATGATTACCGGCATCTACGTCAAGGGCGGCGAGGCCAAGCGTATGGCGATGGCGATGCAGCACCTCGAAAACGCCTTTGCCGAGCTGGACAAGCCGGACGAACCGCCCACGAAAGAGGGCAAGAAGAAGCCCGCGGAAAGCGAGGTAGCGGATGGCTGATAAAGCGATCACCGACCTGACCCAAGCGCAGCAGATCACGGGCGACGACCTTTTTGTGCTGGAACAGGGCGGCGAGGCGAAGAAGCTCAAAGGCTCGCAGGTCGTGCAGTACGCAAAAGACGCTGTTGCCGAAGAGGTGCAGGGCGTCAAGGAGTACGCCGACACGGCCAAAGAATCCGCTGACGCGGCGGCGGCATCGGCGGCAAAGGCCGCGAGCGCTGCCGAGGGCATTGACGACAAGGTCGATGCGGCGGATGCATCTGCCAAAGCAGCGGCAGCTTCTGCGGCGGCTGCGGCCTCGTCGGCGACCGGCGTTGACGAGAAAGTACAGGCCGCGCAGACGGCGGCGAACAATGCCGCTGCGTCCGAGACGGCGGCGAAGAATGCGCAGGCCGCTGCCGCCAACGCACAAAAAGCAGCGGAGAGCGCACAGACAGGCGCGCAGAGCGCCAAGACGGCGGCAGAATCGGCACAGGAAGCCGCAGAGAGCGCGAAAGGCGAGGCGGCGGGCAGTGCGACCGCTGCGGGGCAGAAAGCCGCACAGGCCGCTCAGAACGCCGAGGACGCGGCATCTGCCAAGTCTGCGGCAGAGACGGCAAAGACCGATGCACAGGCGGCGCGCGACGCTATCGTCAACATGATCGTCGAGGCGGTCACGCTTGAGACCGGCAAGAGCGCCACGGTGAGCAAGTCCCTTGTGGATAACGTCTACAAGCTCGTCTTTGGCCTGCCGCGCGGCAACACGGGCGCTACAGGCCCGCAGGGCGAGACCGGCAACGGCATTTCCGGCATCGCGCTCAAGAGCGGCAACCACGCCCCCGGCACGAGCGATGTGTATACCATCACCCTGACGGACGGCACGACGTTTGACTTTGCGGTCTACAACGGTGCAAACGGTGCGGGCGCTGGCGATATGCTGGAGCGCGTGTACGACCCGCAGGGCAAGCATCGGGACGTATTTAAGTACGTGGATGACAAAACCAGCGACGTGGCGGCGAGCAATGTCAAGTTTGCGGACGGCGATACGTTCCAGCAGAAATTTGATGACGGCTCGCTGAAAGGCGAAAAGGGTGACGCTGGCCCGCAGGGTGAAAAGGGCGATACCGGCGCAACCGGCCCCCAAGGTCCGACGGGGCCGCAGGGTGAGACCGGTCCCGCAGGTGCG